GGTCCCCTTGAGCGTGGCGTCCTGCGTGTTGGTGTGCGCGAACGTCAGCGTGCACGTCGCCACCAGCGGCGTGGCCGACAGCGCGGCGTAGTTGCTGTCCAGATCGATCTTGAGCGCGATGAAGTTCCGCACGCGTTACCTCCGCACCCTGTACGTGACGCTCAGGACACTCGTGAACACCCGGTGCTGTTCCAGCGACTCGCTCGACACCACGGGCTCGTGGGCGATCCCGACCCACGCGGCCTCCGGCGCACCCGGAAGTCGCTTCAGCCGCAGGTGGTCGGTGATCTCCTCGACGAGGTCGAGCAGGGCGTCGATCTCGGCCTGCTCACCGGTCGCCGGCAACTTCTGCTGCACGCCCACGTCGATGACGCACTCGACGATGCTGCTGTCGCGGCTGGCGGCGGAGATGCCCACCGTCCGCGGCACCACCGACACGCGCAGGTCCTTGAGGTCCTCCAGCGTGAAGGCGGGCTGGTACATCCGCTCGGCGCTCACCGGGCGCGAGTACGTGCCGGCGTTGATGTGCGCGGCAACCGCGTCGGCGATGGCGGCGATGGTGCTCACTGGCCACCCCTCCCCCCCGCTCCGTTGAGCCGGCCTTCGAGGTACGACACGCGCCGCTCGATCGCCTGGTACTCGGTGCGCAGGGCCCGGGCCTCGACGATCAGTTCGTCCAGGCGCTTCTCGACCTGCTGGAGCTTGGCGGTGACCACACCCCACTGGACGGTCATCGCGCCCGCCGCCAGGAGGATCGTGACGATGATCCCCGCCCACTGCACGCGCAGCGACGCCTTACCGCCGTTGATGCCGTTCTGTCCGTTCTCCTGAGCCATCACGTCTCCGTGCCGATGTGCTTGGTGTGAATCCGAAACGTCCTGCGGTATGGGTCGCTGTATCGCCAGGGCGGCTGCCCGCCGGGCGCGTTGACCTCGTACACGAACACCTGCACGCCCACCGTCTCCCGCACCTGGTCCCCGGCCTTGGGCTGGATCGGTCCCGCGCCCAGGTCCAGGTCCGCCGCGCGGATCAGGAAGTCCCGTGACTCGACGCGGTGGATCAGGCCCGCCTCATCCGCCTGCTCGAACTCGGTGCGGCCGATGGTGGCCTGGACTTCCTTCTCGTCCGCCCCGCGCCTGTAGACGACCGAGCGGCTCATGTGCCGATGCCGCTGGTCGTCGAGGAACGCCGCACCCTGTTCGAGCAGGTCACCCATGCCACTGCTCCCTTTACTGCGACATGCGGATACGCACGGTGGTGTCGGCATCCGCCGCGGCGCGCACGGCCTTGCCGATCACCTTGTTGCCCGAGGCCGTCTTGGTGGCGACCTTGTTGGTCGCGTCCCAGTACGCCAGCGTGCCGACGGTGAACGCCGTGCCAGCGCCGGCGGCCTTGGGGAAGTCGAAGACCCCCTGCACCGCCAGCGAGCCGAGCTGGCCCGACTTGAGATCGACACGCGTGGTGCCGACCAGGTCGCCCTGCACGACGACGGTGCCCGCGGGAATGTCGGCCCCGGGGGTGTAGTCGATTGCCGCGCCTTCCTGTACGAACTTCGTCGTGGACATCTGTGATCCTCCGGAGCCGGGCTCGCCGCCCGGCTCGCCTGGTTCGATCTCGCCGCCGCCTTCGATGACGTCGCCCATGGTGGCTTACGCCTCGCCCTTGCTCTTGACGCCGCCGCGCGGGTCCTGCAGCGCCACGCCGAAGTCGTGGTACCCGCGCATCTGGATGCCCAGGCGGTTGAAGTTCTGCTCGGCGGTCTCGATGGTCGGGGACTCCTGCCCGTTCAGGAACGCCATCTCGACGACGGGCAGGTCGCTCGCATCCGCCAGCAGGTACCACGCCTTCGTCGAGTTGCCGGTGAACTTGGGGTTGCCCAGGTAGCGGCTGACCTCGACGCGGAACTTGCCCTGGTGCGGGTTGGTGATCGGGTACTTGGCCGCGGCCGTGTTGTCGCGCAGTTCCAGGCTCTTGAAGAGCTGGCTGCCCATCGCCGACAGCGCCGTGGGGACAAGGAGAATCGACGGCAGCACGCCGATGGGCTTGCCGTCGGAGTCCACCTGGTCCATGAAGGCGACCTCGGCCTTGGTCAGGCCGTCGATCCCCAGCGCCGTGTCCGCGCCGGAGATGAAGTTCTTGTTGCCGACGGTGAAGAACCCGCTGTTGGCCATGAACGCGGCCCAGAAGACCTCGTTGATGGTCTTGCCCGAGCCCGAGCCGAGCTTGCGCGGGACGGTCGTGATCGCGCCCAGGTCGTCGTTGATGATGTCGGTGCGGTCGATCGACAGCATCAGCGCGTACGTCTCGGCCTTGTTGGAGTACGACTCCTCGCCGAGCGTGCCGTGCTTGATCTCGCCGCCCGGGGCGACCTTCTCGTACCCGTCGTTGCCGGTGAGGCGGTAGCTGGTCACCGTCTTGAAGTCGGTGACGCTGCGGACGGCGCAGATGTTCCGCCAGACGCGCTCGACGCTGAAGAACCCCTCCAGCAGGAACTTGTTGGCGACGTTGGAGAGGATGCCCGCGATGCTGATCGTGCTGTTGCCGATGGAGGCTTGCACGTCGGCACCGGGACGCCCAAAGGCCGCGTCCATCACGCCGTGCCAGTCGCGGAAGGTGCGCCCCGAGTAGCCGTTGGCCCACGCGGCGTGCAGGAGCAGTTCCTGCAAGCCCATCGTGCGGCCGAAGGCGCGGCTCGCGGCCTCGAGGTCGCGCTCGTTGCAGTGCTGCTCCGGGTTCTCGAGGCGTCCCGAGAGGATGCACGCGGCCTCGAGCACCTTCTGCGTGACCCCGGCCTGGCCGTGCGCGTGGATCGCCGGACCCGCGGGGGCCTTGGGACGACTGGCGCGCAGCACCTCCAGTTCCGTGCGCGTGGCGTCCCACCCCTCGCGGATCGCCTGCGATTCGATGGTGGCATGCGCGCCAGCGCACAGACGGCGGATCGCGGCGATCCGGTCCGTCTCGGCGGCCATCTGGGCGCGGAGATCACGGACGGAATCGGGGGTCTCGGCACCGTTGACGGGAGGCGCCGCGGACGTGGCCGGTGTGGGGGGCGTGGTGGACGCGGGTGAGGTGGGAGGCGCAGCGCCGGCTTCGCCCGAGGCCGCGATGCTGGCGGTCGTCCCGCCATCGGCACCGAGGTCCACGAAACTGATCTCTCCCAGCGTGGCGCGGCGGACGATGTTCAGCGGGCCCTGCACCTCGCGGCCGTTGACGGTGGCGGACTGGTTCTCGCGGAGGAACTCGAACGCTTCGACGCTCGCCCCCACCGAGGCCTGCCACGGGAAGCCGTTGCGGGCCGAGGCCACGACCTCCTTGGCCGCGTGCGTGTCGCGGGAGATCATGCCCGAGGCGACGAGCTTGCCGTCCTCGACGGCGACAGCGCTGGTGTGCCCGACGCCCGCGGCCGCGTCATGCCCGAAGCGGATCGGGCGGGACTGAGAGGGGATCGCCAGGCCCGCCAGGTCGATGACGATCGGGTGCCGCCACCCGGCGACCTTCATCGGGCCGCCGGTGTACGCGACCATCCGGAACCTCGGGAGCGCGGTGCCGCTACCGGCCTCACTGCCCGAAGCGGCGATGAACTCGAACTCCGCCTGCGCCGTCAGCGACAGGCTCTTGTGCGCGGGCGCTTCGGCGTCGGCGGCCATGTGGGCGCGGATCACGAGCGGATGGTCGTTGAAAACAATGGTGTCAGACGGCATGGGATTCGGTCTCCTGTTCCTCGTCGCGCCTCGGCGCGGACTCCTGCTGTGCGGTCGTGGTGAGCGGGAGCCCGAGCTCGGCCATGAGCGCGAGTTCCTTGGCCCGCTGACGCAGCTCGTCCTCCCAGTCGCGCCCCTGGCGGGCGAACTCGGCGGCGAGCGTGGTGGTGTGGTTGGCCAGGCGCGTGGCCTGGGCCGTGGCTTCCTTGGCGGGGTCGACGTGCTCGACGCCATCCCAGAACCATGTGTGCGGCGTCGCAGCCCCGCGCACCCGCATCGACTGCGGGAGCAGTCCCTCGACGAGCGCCGCTTCGTCGAGCCAGGCCTTGAGCAGGCGGTCGAGGACCGCGAGCCGAAGGTGGTGCTGGTCAACGCGCAGGCTCTTGAAGTACGTCTGGTGATCGAGCCGGCCGCTGGCGTAGTTGTACCCCGAGGAGTTCCCCGCCGCGACGTTGAAGGGCATGTTCAGGCAGCGGGCGATCTCGTTCAAGATCTCGCGCTTGAACTCGGCGTAGCTCGTGGTCGGCTGCTCGGCGTGGACCTGTCCGAGCTTCCAGCCGCCGGGGAGCACCGTCGCCATCCGCTTCTCGAGCTCGACCTCGTCCATCGGCTCCAGCGGGTCGGCCTCGCCGTTGGCGGGGGCGTCGGTGTAGAGCACGGCGGCGAAGTCCGCGGCGGTCTCGGCGGCCGCGATGACCGCGAGCGTGTACCGCCGCAGCTGCGCGAACAGCGGCAGCGCGGGCGTGATGTCCGGGATGCCGCGCATCTGGCCCGGCCGATCGGGCCGGAAGTAGTGCAGCACGCTGCTCGCCGGGAGCGTGTCGAACGCCGCTGGATCGGCACCGCCGCCCCCCCAGCCACCGCAGTCACCGGGGTGATGGCGCAGCACGCGGTACGCCACGGGCAGACCGTGCTCGTCCAGCACGACGCCATCGACCTCGTTCTCGGGAACCCGCATTCCCACGCGCCACGGTGTGGCGACCTGCTCCGGCTCGATGAGCCGCAGGTCGAGCTTGACCGGAGAGTCGATGCCCGGGCTGCTGACCAGGAGCCCGAATGCCTCGCCGCTCTCGGCGCGGGCGAGCCGCATGGTGCGGAGCTTGCCGGGCAGGTCGATCGCCTCGGCCCAGGACTCGAAGAGCTCCTCGACGCGCCGGTTGGCGCTGCCATCGTCGGTCAGCAT